CAAAGCTTGGTTGGTGCGTACACTTGATGCGCCGGTTTGCCTGTCTGGTATAACTGGGCCGTTGTTATCGTATTGATTTGAATTGGGTGCTTGATAGGTGTCATCTTGGCGGAGGTTGTCGATATTAGAACCGCCCTCTCTTTGTAACAATTCGTAATCGTTTGCTAGTGGTGTTGGTTTTAACAGAGAATATAAAGACCCTACAAGGGGAACCCTTTTTAACACTCCTTTGGCTAAACTACCGCCCACCGTTCCTAATGCACTTACAAGACTCATATGTTTGTGTTATTTAGTTAGTTTTTTTCTTGTTTTTTTAATTTTTTCGACCTTAACTTCCTCCTTGGGAAGGAGTTTTTGTTTTTCTTCGTCCGTCAGATAATCTTGACGGGCTTTTAAAAACGACACTTCTTCGGGTTGCAGACTTTCTTTTTGTTTCAGCTCCTCAATCCGTTCCCGAACCGGCCGAGGAAGCTCATTGATGTTTTCCATAGTTTTTTAATTAAATAAGCTGTCCGAGAGGCAAACCAGTTGCCCCCCGATAAGATATTCAATTAGCTAACGGAGAATGTTGCGAGCATAACACCACCACAAAGGCGGCGAGTGTCAGCCACTTTAAATCCGTAGCCGAAAAGTCCCTTGATGAGATTTCCGAAGTTTGATTGGTTATCTTTGGCAGGAATCAAGTTGACCGGGTCAACAAATCCCATTCCGCAAGTGAGCCAGCTCTTCTGGCCGAAAATGCAGTAATAACCATCTGTCGCATCACCCTGAAACCAAGATGTCTTGGCAATGATGATGTCCAATCCATAGGCTCGCCCGACTTTACCTTCGACAACGCTGTCCTTGTAGACCATTTCGATATCTCGGTTGAAGTTGGAAGCCTGTACCAAAGTCGCTTTAGCAGCGGCTGGAAGCAAGATGAATCGTCCGCTTTCCGGAACAACCACCTCATCGTGAGCTCCATAAGAGGCATCATCAAGCATTTGAGAGGCCGTCGCCAAGTGTCCGGCAATCGTAGCTGAAGTAATGGCAAGTTTGGTGTTGGCTTGGATTTCGTAAGATGAACCGCCGGAAATCGCGCCGCCATCATACTGACTTGTTTCATCATCAGAGTCGTTTTCAATTACGATGTTCGTTGCATCAGTATAGGTTTTTACACGATACCATTGGGAATGACCATCGGCTTTGAAGGGCTTTCCAACCATACCAGAGGTGAAAGTCGTTCCGACTCCCACTACCGCTCCGGTCGTAACAGTTACGGTTACAGTTCCGGTTGTGTAGCTTGTGCCAAGCCAATTACCTGCTCCGGCGTCCGCATACATTGCGAGAACGGCTTTTTGCAGGATAACTCTCAACTTTTGAGCGGCGCTGTCAATGACTGCTGAATCAGGGTCAGAAACAGAGCTTTTGAAAGTTGAAAGGGACATAACCTTGTCCGAAAGGGCCTTGAAGGTGTCAATCGTCAGAGTTGAGATGACTTCCTTTACGGCTGTGAAAGACAGGTCGCTACCGGAGTAAGCGCCCCATCCATTTGAAAAGAGCGATGTAATCGTGAATTTTTGGTTCATCGACTTGATGCTCTTGGTTGATCTTGGGTCATCGTTACCAGGCGTTTCATAATCTCTGTTGGTCACATCTTTAAGAAATGTCTTGCGATAGACATTCTTTAAGAGCGACTTGGAGAACTGTTGCGCTGTAACGTTTGTCCCAAAATCAGATGCTGGTTGAGACATAGTTTTAGTGTTAGTCCGAGACTAAAGCACTCCCGCATCTGCGAGAAATTTATCTTCTTCTGTCTCGGCTGATTTGTTAATTGGTTCAGAGACAGGTGGCGCAATAACCGACCCCGACATAGATTTTTGGGATTCCACTTCTTTGTTCTTCCTCTCATTTTCCGTGGCGTTTTTAATCGCCTCTTGGACAATGGCGTAGGCTTCCGAAGCGAACATTCCATTTTCTACCATCGGGATTACGGCTTTTTCGATAGTCGGGTTATATTTAGCGGTTCTTTTATCAAGTTCTGGGTATTTTTCCAGAGTGGCTACTAAATCTTTTTGAAATTCCCTTTCTCGAATAGCTTTTTGCGTTTCCTTTTCTCTCCGCTCCACTTCAGCCTCTATAATCGCCTCCTCGTCCTCGTGAGAGAGCGGTTCTGGCTGTTGGCCTCTAATGTTGCGGTTTTCATCGAGCAGGTTTCTCAGGGCGGTTTTCTTCTCGTCCACGCTCATTTCTGCCAGTTCAGCCATAATAGCTCCGGCGGACGGGACATTTGACCCTTTTAAAACCAAGTTCTCTGAATACTTCTCTGCCAGTCTTTTGTCGAGCCTTGATACTTTTGGCTCGGCTGGGACTTCGGGTTGTTCCTCGACCTTTTCAGGTTTTGGTTCTTCCACAGGCGCGGCAGGCGCATCTTCCTTCTTCTCCTCTGGAGCTACCGTTGGAGTTTCAGGTTCAGGAGTTGCCTCCTCGGGTTCTTCTGTTGTCGCTGGTTCTACACCAAGCGATTCTTCAACAAAAGCGTCTTCCGTGTCTACCGGCTTCTCTTCCGGTTCAGGAGCAACTTTCACAGGCTCCTCTGCGGGTGTCGCAGATACTTCTGCGGGTGCGGAGACGACTTCCGCTACGTCTTTTTTCTTTGACATATTTTACAGCCCTGTCGGGCGAGTTATGGGCAATTACGATTGCCAACGAATTAACAGGAACAATAGTTCCCGATTAGACGCCCGATTATTCAGGCGCTTGTTCGGACACTATGATTTTTTTGGCTTTTTTGGCGTTTTCCACATCAGCGATACTGGCTCTTAAAACTTCAATCGCCAGTTCTCTTGCCATAGTTACGGCTCCGATAAAAGCCAAGTCTTCTGATTTGGTGCCAGGTTCTAGTAAGGCATTGATGCGTTTGTCGGCCCGGAGTTTATACACTTCCCAGCCCGGCTGATAGCTCATCGAGGCCAGCATTTCGTCTTCCTTGTCTTGGTTTTCCACCTTGATTTCAGAGACTCTTGTTTTCAATTGTTCGATTTCATTATTAAGCATAAGGATTTGTTATATTGCCTGGTATTGGAATATCGGGCGGAAGTTCTGTCATTGGGGGTTGCATTGTATCTTCCGGCATTACAGTTGCTCCTTCCGCTCCTACGCCGCCTAAGCTGTCGGGATTTTCAGCTTGGACAAGTATTCGGTCGGCGTCTTGGATGCCCTGGTCAAGCAAAATTCTTTTAAAGGCTTCGCCGAAGTCCACTCGCTCGCCTCGTAGTTGCAGGTCGGCTTGGATTTGAGGATTTTTAGAGTAAAGCTGGAGTATAGCAATCAGTTTTTCCCCCGTGTCGTCTTTTTTCATCATCGTTGAGCCTTCGTCCATTACATAACGGTATTGTCCATAAAGTTGTTCGGGTTGGATATTCACCACTCCGTATTCAAAGGCTTCTCCGAAAACAGAATAATCTCCGTCAGGGTATTGTTCTTTGATTTTAGCGATAGCTTTATCAAGGAGTTGGAAAGCGTAAGGATGCACGCCTTTTTTGGCTATTAAGTCAGCCATTTTAGTAAAGGAGTCTTCGATAAATTCTTTCATCATATAGGAGTCCCAAGCGTCTCTGGCTCCTTGTCGTTCGCCTTGTTGTTTCAAAGCTTCCGGGGTGCGTCCGAATCCTGGATCTACTTCTTTTGACACCGATGTATCAGTTGTCGCTCCTAAAGACAGCAAGTTGGCCTTGAGTATTTGATAGGTGCTTTGGAAGGTTGATAGTCCTTGCGGGTTTAGATTGGCGGTGTCAATTCTTCCGTCTTGTTTGATATACCAGTCTTTGGTTTTTAGCGAAGCGAGATATACTTTGTCCGGGTCATAAATCTTCGGCGGGTTGATTGAGGCTTCCACGGAGTCCAAGTAAAGCCTTGTAACGGTGTCAATGGATTTCTGTGTCAATTCGCCTCGCTCAAAGTCTGAATACGCCCAGAATGAGTCCAATCTGGGATATTGGTTTTTAACCGCTATCGGAATACCGCAAAAGAAACCTTTTTGCTGGCAAAGAAATTCAGTAAACCAAGGGTCAACAATATCCCAGTCGCCATTAGAATGAAAGCAGTGCTTAATCGTAATGCCTGATTTTGTCTTGCCTCGCTCTTCTGGGCTTCGCTCAGTGTCATCTGGGCCTTCTCCGTCATCTTTTTTGTGCCGGTCAATGATTTTTTTAATTGCTTCACTGTTCCATCCAGGGAGTCCAACACGGCTTTCGAGCCATGAAACAGATACCTCGGTATCAAGGAAGAATATCTCCATTTCAGCGAGCGAGAGTTTGCCGGCTTGCGGTCTGGCTCTCCTTGGATGCACCATTCTCAAGTCCGGCCCGACATACTTATCGCTCACTACCCAATCAATAAAGGCCGGGACTGTTCCGAATACCCCCGAATACATATCGATTGTCCGAAGTTTGGAGAGCATTGTGCCTCCTTGAATGGCTCTTGGCAAGACATAGTATTCAAAGATGACATTCATTGCCATATTCGCCCCCGGATTGCCGTTGTAGTTGTAAAACTTGCCTTGTGGGAGTTGCGCCATTACTCGGCAAGCTCGGTCTATGTTGAGCGTGGTCAGCTCTCCGGTGGAAAGGATTGATTTGGTTTTTTCTTCGGGGTGTTTATATCTGCCGAAAAACAAGTCTTCTCTCTCGTCCCACGGGAAAGAGTTTTTGCCGGTTCTTACCTCTTGTTGGGAGGCGTCCGCTTTGGCGTGGTATTGTTGTAATTCGTCTAGTTTCATCTGATATAAATTGGATTAGATTGATTTCTTATGTTGTCTAAAATTGAGCGTTCTATTTCCTTATTGTTTCCGCCAGTGATTACCCCGTTAAAGCCGTATCTTATAGCATCCATCGGATTGCTCCATTCGTGGACTGAATCATCGGGGTCATTAGTTACTCTTCCGTCTCTGTCCACATAAAAAGTGTAATTCCTATAAGCCTTGATTGTTTTGACGCTTCTCTTGGTGATGCTTATTTTTAATCCTTGAACAAATTGGATCCCTTGATAAACGCTGCCCGGGCCTTTCTTGGCTGCCATAACATTCAGTCCGTAGAGTTTCAATTCGTCAATGGATTTCGGGTCTGCGCTGTCGGCTATTGTCAGCGTTTTTGGCTCTGGAAGGTTCTGAATGAGGTCATAAATTGCTTTGTTTTGTAGTCCGGTTGAGTAAATAGTTTCATCCAGTATGTATCCCCCTTGATATTCGTAGATGTCCATGAGAACGGTCGGATCGTTGGTGTAGCCAAAGTCCATTCCCCTGCGCCACAATCTTGCTTCGTGCGGTATGTCGTCTATCTCCCGCCAACCGGTGTATATTCTTTCTTCTGATTCGCCAAGTTCTCCCAGCCCGTAAACTTTCCACCATCTTTTATTGTCTTTGTGTCTTTCTATGGCTTCTTTGACCGGTTCTGCCAGCGCTTCGTTATCCAGATATGTCAATGTGATAAAGTCGTGGTCTATCCGGTCTTTTATCTGGGTGTAGTACCAAAACTCTGTCGTTGGGTTCCAGTCTATCCAGATATCCCCGCTGGTTCGTATCATTAGCTGGTCAAATATGTCGTAGGATATGTTGTTGGCTTCATTTACGAATAAAATATCTCTTCTTGGGCCGTGGGCTTTTCCCAGCTTATCTATGCTGATAAATTTTATTACGCTTCCCGTTTCAAATGTGTAAAAATGTTTTGTTTCGTTCCAGCCATTATCTTTCCAATATCCCTGTTCTTGCATTATTTCCTTAAAGTCTTTAATCGCTCCGCCCTCAAGGTGAGGATAGCTTTCGGACATTATGTCTATGGTCAGATTGTCGTTGCTTTGGGCTTTGTCAATGAGTATCAGCAGTATTGAATAGGTTTTGGAAGCGCTGGTGCCGCCGCAAACCGCTTTTATCCGCTTATTGAGCTTCAGTAGTTTCCGGGTTGCTTGGGTTATTATTGCCATTGCTTTGTCCGCCCAATAATGGTTTAGGAATTAAGTCGTTTCCATTTTTTCCGGTTAGTTCTGTTCTTTCGCTGTATCCTTCTTCTTTTCCAAGTGTTTTTGTTATGTGTTTTGCGACATCCGTCTGAACTCTCAGCAAATCAACCTGAACTTTTCCATCTTCTGTTTCTGTTTTATATTCCAGCGTTTTGTCTAATACCTTTTCCGCTTTGGAGAGCATATTTAGCCTTCTTAACTTTTCTACAAACCAAGGGAAGGTCGTTATCTGACTAGCCGTTCCTTCCTCATATCCCGCCTTAATGGCTGATCGTAGTCCGTTTCCGAATGTTTCGCTTTTGGGGTTTATGTAATACTCCCAGCATATTTTCTGTCTTGGGTCTAACACATATTGGTTGGCATTATTTGGATTTGTCCGGTTCATACTTTTTCTTTAAATCGTGCCAAACCGCCAATATGAAGCCTTTAACATAATGGTATTTCCCGTATCCTTTGGCTTTGGACTCTTGATTAGGAGAGGATATTTTAAAACCTTTTCCAACGACAAATTCCGTTATCTTATTGGCGAGTTCAATAAAGTCTGTTTCGTTTAGAGTTAAAGCCGGGACTTTATGTCTGATGATTTCGTATTGTTTCCTGAATTTGTCCTTTTTTATTTTGAACATTGTTTTCCGTTTTATAAGCGGCATTTTAGGCTTTCACCTGCGCATAGCCGCTATGAGATTTATCATTTGAGATAATCTAAAAAAACGCTTATAAGACAGAAAAAAAGAGGCCAACCATTGACGCTTTGGGCGTATAGATTGTCCTCTCGATTACGAGTCGGGTATTTAGTTTTAACTAGCTTTCTTTCAAATCTCTTGCTGCTCTCTTAGCGTATGTTTAAGGGCTGTCTCCATTGTAACACGTATTTTTTCTTCTGTCAAACATTTTTTATCCACAAGCATTTTTGTTTTTATTTAAGCCAAAATATGGCTATTAAAAATTAGACTTATTTTTTATATGCCCGCTATACTCTTCTAGTTTCACTACTGAATCGT